ATGAAATGATCCAATGGGCTGCTGGTAATTTAGATAAAGGAGAGATTGATGCGTTCAACTCTATGCTTAAGACCAGCAACCCACACCAGATAAGGATTGCTGTCGCTGGTATTCAAGCTGCATACATGAACAACGCACCAAGAGAACCTAAGCTTGTAGGAGGTAGAGCAGCTAGAGCAGATACTACTAAGTTTAAATCAACTGCACAGGTAGTAGCTGCTATGAATGACGAACGATATGCAACTGATCCAGCGTATAGACAAGAGGTACAAGAAAAACTTAGTCGCTCAAAAGTGTTGTAAGGGG